GGTAGAATCTAAATGTCAATAACCAATTATGATTCATTAAAAACAACGATTGCTAGTTACTTGGCTCGTTCGGACTTGACTACACAGATACCAGACTTCATTCAGTTAGCTGAAACTCGTTTACGCAGAGAACTCCGTATTCGCCAAATGCTAAAGGTTGTTACTACGGCTACAGTAGCAGGTGATGGAACTGTAGAACTCCCATCAGACTACTTGCAGATGCGTGACTTGCACATGAACACAAACCCAATACAGACACTTGGGTATCAGTCACCATCAAACTTCTATCGCAACACAAACTCATCAATTACTGGTGTGCCTGTGCAGTACACTGTGCTGGCTCAAGAGTTTCAGTTCGCACCAATACCAGATGGTGTCTATACACTGCAAATGATTTACTACGCTACGCCACCATATTTAACGACATCTAACACATCTAACGTATTCTTGGCTAACTGCCCAGACTTGTTATTGTATGGCGCACTAGGTGAGGCAGAGCCGTATCTTATGAACGACCAAAGGTTAGCAACATGGGCTTCATTGTACGACAGGGCATTGACTGCACTAACAGTAAGTGACGATCAAGGTGAGTATGGCGGTTCACCACTTTCAATTTCAATAGCAACACGATAGGAATAATCATGGCTGAAATGAGTAACTACCTAGAGAACGCACTTATTAACGTAACTCTACGCAACACAGCATATACATCACCTACCACAGTATATGTGGCTCTATTTACTACCGATCCTACGGATGCTGGTAGCGGTACAGAGGTAACAGGTGGATCATACGCACGAACAGCAGTCACATTCGCTGCACCTAGTAATGGTGTGTCGGTATCTAGCGCAGACTGCACGTTCCCACAATGTACATTGACATGGGGTACAGTAGGTTGGATTGGTATCATGGATGCGTTGACTACTGGCAACCTTCTATACCACACACCACTAACCACATCTAAAGTAATTGAAACTGGTGACATCTTTAAGATAGCTTCTGGCAACCTTTCAGTAACATTAGCTTAAGGATAGACAATGGCTCTAATTTTAAAAGATAGGGTAAAGGAAACCACTGCCACTACAGGTACGGGTACAGTTACGCTTGCTGGTGCGTCTACAGGGTTTCAATCTTTTGCCGCTATTGGTAATGCTAATACTACTTACTACACTATCGCAGGACAAGGTACTAACGAGTGGGAAGTTGGTCTAGGTACTTACACATTATCTGGCACGACACTATCTCGTGATACTGTGCTGTCAAATAGTTTAGGCACGACTGCTAAGATTAACTTCTCTGCTGGCTCTAAGGATGTGTTCTGTACATACCCATCAGGAGTAGCTGTAACCAACAATAATCCTACAGACATTACAGTGAATGGGCTAACAGTAGGCAAAAGTATTGGTACTAATACATATAATGTTGCTTTTGGTAGCAATGTATTATCTGCTAACACTACAGGTACAAATAATACTGGAATAGGCTCAGATTCTTTAGTATTAAATACTACAGGCAACCTAAATACTGCATTAGGAACAAGTGCATTATATTCAAATACAACTGGTAATTATAATACTGCATTAGGAAGTGATACGTTAGGTGGCAATACTACAGGCGCAAGTAATACTGGTGTTGGCGCACAAACATTAGGATTCAATGAAACGGGTAGTTTTAACACAGCTTTAGGACATTTTTCATTATACGAGAACACAACAGCAAGCAATAATACAGCAGTAGGATATTCTGCATTACGAAATAATACAACAGCAACTAATAATACAGCAGTAGGCAATCTTGCATTAACACTTAATACAACAGGTGCTGATAATACAGCCGTAGGAAATTCTGCGCTACGTTATAACAAGACAAGTAGTTACAATGTTGCAGTTGGTTCAAATGCTGTAGCATCACCTTATATTGCATCAGGAAACATTAATAATGTAGGCATTGGATATAGCGCATTAAGTTCAATTGGCTCTAATGTTGCTACTCTTACAAATCTTGTAGGGGGGAGTGGTTACGATAATGCTTATGATGGAGCAGTAGTGTCATTGGCTTATCAATCAGGAACTCCAATGGTTGCTGGCGGAACATTTCCTACAGTATTAATCAATATTTCTGGTGGAGTTATTACTAATGCTACATTATCAACTAATGGGTTTGGATTTGTAGATACAACTACTATTTTTACAATAAATAATGCAACTATTGGTGGAATTGGCTCAGGATTTTCTATTCAAATAGGGTCTTTAACTTCAGCAAATAACAATACTGCTTTAGGATATAACGCTGGAAACACTAATTTAGTTGGTTCAAATAGTGTTTATATTGGTTCAGGCACAACAGGTATAAGCACAAATGAAATTGTTATTGGCGCAAATGCAACAGGTGGTGGAACTAATACTGTAACTATTGGTGATGCAAATATTGTAACAACCAATTTAATTGGAATAAGCGCAGGTGGGGCAATAAATATAACAGGAAGTTCAGCTGAAACAAATCCATTTAATTTTGGAACAAATCAAAGAACAAATGAAATTCGTATTGGTGGCAATGCTATATCTTCTGGAACTACAGGCGCAATTACGCTAGGCAGAAGCACAGGAACTCAAACTGTTAATATTGCTAATGGTGCTTCAACTACAGGAAGAACCAAAACAGTCAATATTGGTACTAATGGTGCTAGTGGTTCTACTACTGTTATTAATATAGGAACAGCTTATTCGTCATCTACTCCAACTATTACTACACTTAACGGATTAATTAAACAACAAACATATACAGTAGCTAACTTGCCTACAGGAACATCAGGTTCTCGTGCATTTGTCACTAATGCTTTAGCACCAACATTTGGTGCAGCAGTAGCTGGTGGTGGTGCAGTAGGTGTTCCTGTATATCACGATGGCACTTCATGGAAAGTAGGATAATATGGCATTATTAAAAGCAGAATCAACAGATTGGGGTGTAGATGTAACTTATTGGAATATCTATTCTATCAACGAGGAATACAAAAACAAGTCAATAGAAGTTATCCTTGCTGGCTATATTTCAAAACAAACAAGAGATGCTGAATTATCTCCAGTTACATCTAAAACAATTAATTTAATTAAAGAAGAATATATTGCAGATGCTACTCGTGAAGCCGTTTACTTGGCACTAAAGGCTAAAGACTTCTCTGACGCTGTGGATGCTTAATGTTTGGATTTAGCTCATTTGCTGAAGCACCATTTGCATCACTTGCAATCAACTCAGTTTCTGCTTCCATAATCGCTACAGGAAGCGTAACTGCTGATGCGGTAAGGCAAAGACTAAGCTCTGCACAGATAAATGCGATAGCGAGCGTTTCTGCAAGTTCTAATGCTATTTATAGTGGATTTGGCTCAATAAATGCGTCTAGCACAGTAAGTTGCTATGCAAATGCTAATTATTCTGCGTTTGGCGCAATAACCTGCACAGCAAATATAATAGTAAGCAGTCTTGGTAACACTTGGGCGAATGTTGTCGTAACAGATAACACTTGGAGTGACGTTGCAGTAAACACAAATACATGGACAGAAGTTGCATCAGGCACAAATAATTGGTTAAGACAAGGATAAATCATGCCAAAGAATAAGATAAGTGAGTTTAGTTCAACACCAGCAAATAATACCGACATCGGTGGCATTGACATTGCTGAAGGATGTGCGCCATCTGGTATCAATAACGCTATTCGTGAGTTGATGGCTCAATTAAAGGATCAGCAAGCTGGTACGGATGCTGATAACTTTACAGTTGGCGGTGCTTTATCTGTTGCTGGAACTTCTACGCTAACAGGTGCTGTTTCTGCACCAGCAGGGATTACAACAGGTAACGTAACAGCCGTTGATCTTACTACCACAGGAAACACAATATTAGGTAACGCATCAACAGACACACTAAACGTAGGCAATGGTGGTCTAGTTAAGGATGCAAGCGGTAACGTAGGTATCGGTACTGCTAGTCCAGCAACATCATTACAAATCGGCTCGACAACGAGGGGTTCAGATGCAGTAGTATATACAGCCACATTAGGCGGTGCATATAAAGCTGGACTTAGTTATGAGGTAGCTGGGTTAGGTGCTGGATTTATTGGAGAAAATGATTCTGGTTCTACTTATTTAGGTATTCCTACAGCAACGGCTGGCTTTTCTACTACAAATACTAGACCAATAGTAATTGCTACTAATAGTTTAGAGCGTATGCGTATTGATGCTAATGGTAACGTAGGTGTTGGTATTACCCCTAGTGCTTGGTCTAGCCTATATAAAATGATTGTTATAGGAAATTCTGGTGCGTATTCGTCATTATGGGGAAGTTCTAATACAGATGGTGGCACTAACTCGTATGGGCAATCAGGTATAGGTAATAACATTGCAGCAGGTGATACATATGCAGGGAATGGTGCAGCATCATACGCTTTACAATCAGGCGGTAGGCATACTTGGTTCACAGCACCTAATGGAACAGCAGGAAACCCTATTACCTTTACAGAACGTATGCGTATTGATGCTAGTGGTAACGTAAACATTGCTGGACTTACAGCATCTCAAGCAGTAGCAACTGATGCAAGTAAAAACTTAGTATCAGTAGCAAACACAGGCACAGGCAACAATGTATTAGCAACAAGCCCAACATTTACAGGAGTTCCTTTAGCTCCTACTGCTGCTGCTGGTACTAGCACTACTCAATTAGCTACTACCGCTTTTGCAACTACAGCAATACAAGCATTGCATCCAGTAGGATCTATATACACTTCAACAGTAGCAACCAATCCTAATACATTATTTGGATTTGGTACATGGGTAGCCTTTGGTGCAGGTAGAGTAATGGTAGGTGTTGGTGGTGCATTTAGTGCAGGTGCTACAGGTGGTAGTGCAGATGCAGTTGTGGTATCTCATACACATAGTGCAACATTTACTGGTAATGCTTTGCCTACCCATAGTCATCAATTATTTTCAACTGGTGGTGGTGGAACAAGTGCATTTTCAAAAGTTACAGTAGGTGGTGCAGAGCAAAATGTTCCAGTAACTTCTGCTGTATCTGGTGGCACACCAACGGGTACTATTACTAATGCTTCTACTGGTGTAAGTGGTACTGATGCTAACTTACAACCATACATTGTAGTTTATATGTGGAATCGCACAGCATAATGGCAACACAGCGCATAACATTTACAGAGTGGACACCAGATCAACCTAGTATAGTTGAGAACTTGTCTGTCGCTAAGAACGTAGTTCCTGCTGGTGTAGGATTCGTTCCATTCCCTACTGCCGTAGATTATTCTGCTGCTGCTAGTGAAAGCCTTAACAACGTATTCGCTGGTCGTTTTAGTACGACAACAAACGTATTTGCTGGCGGTGCAACTAAGCTATTTAGATTAGATGGCTCAGACTTGTCTATGGATAATGTATCAAAAGCTGGCAACTACTCCAACATAGAGAGATGGCGGTTTGTGCAGTTTGGTGACACAGTTATTGCTGCTAACAACGTAAATAAGGTGCAATCATTTACGCTAGGATCAAGTTCATTGTTTGCTGACTTGGCTGCTGCTGCGCCTATTGCTAAATTTGTGACTGTAGTTCGTGACTTTGTGGTGTGTGCTAACTTGGATAGTGGTACAAACGCTAACAAGGTTCAATGGTCAAATATTAACGATGAAACTAACTGGACTTCTGGTGCTGCATCACAATCAGACTTTCAGATAATTCCAGATGGCGGTAACATTACTGGCATCACAGGTGGCGAAACAGGATTAATCTTGCTAGAACGTGCCATTGTGCGTATGTCATACATTGGCTCACCATTATTCTTTCAGTTTGATACAATCTCTCGCAGTCTTGGTTGCTCTCAAGCAAACTCAATTGCCAAGTACGGCAACATGACATTCTTCTTAGGTGAAGAGGGTTTCTATGCTTGCGATGGTCAATCAGTAACACCTATTGGCAACGAAAAGATTGATAGATGGTTTTATGATAATGCTAACCCATCTTTGCTAGATACAATGTCAGCAACAATTGATCCGTTCCGCAAGATTGTGATATGGAACTTCTTGGATACGTTTGGTAATAGAACTTTACTCATTTATAACTGGCAAGTTCAGAAGTGGACTTACGGAACGACTGACACAAACTATGTTGCATCTTCTGCTACTGCTGGTGCTACGCTAGAGGGCATGGACTTGTACGGCAACATGGATACCATTGCTACATCGTTTGATAGCAACCTATTTGCTGGTGGTAAGTTCTTGTTGGCTGGTGCTAGAAGTACAAAGATTGTAACATTCACAGGTCAGCCTTCAGAAGCACAAATTGACACAGGTCAAATTGGTAGCGAGATGCCTTCAGTCGTTACACTTGCAAGACCGATTGTAGATGATGGCTCTGCTGACGTTGCTATTGCATCTGAGGTTAAATTAAATCAAGTAGTTGACTTTGGTTCTTACATACCTGCTGATGCTGAAAATCGTGTACCATTGCGTAGTGCAGGAAAATATCACAAGCTATCAATCAAACCTACTGGCGCACGATGGTCAAACATTATTGGTGTTGACATTGACATCACAGGACAGGGAACTCGCTAATGTTTCGTGTACTTAATCCTGCTGGCGCAAACCCTCGTGAGATATCAGAGGTGGTCAACAATACAATGAACGGCAAGACGAACAACACAGGCTCAATCACTTTAGCGGTTGGCGGTGCAACATCAACAGTTATTAACGATGAACGAATTGGCTTTGATTCTGTCGTTATTTTGACACCAACAACATCTGGTGCTTCTGGATTTGCCTATTACATAGAGAACGCTAAAGGTTCGGCTACTATTCGCCATGCAGCGAACACGACTGCTGGCAGAACATTTAGGTATGTGGTGGTCGGATGAGATACGTTGCACCAAATGAATTAAGAACTGTGTGGGATGAAGTAAGATTTGGACTAGAAGCTGTAAGGGCTAAAGGTCACTCGGAGTGGCTACCAGAGGACATATATTGCGATTGCTACGAGCAACGTGCAATGTTATGGATGGTAGGTCAAGGATTCATGGTGTTACAGCCAAATGGCAAGGAGTTGCATATCTGGGCAGCATACTCAAGCAATCATCAAGACGTATTGGATGGACTTGAACACGCTAAGACAATTGCAAGGCAAGGTGGCTGTGATAAATTAACTTTCTCATCTGTACGCAGAGGGTGGGAAAAATCAGCAAGATTATTAGGATTTAAACCTAAAGTTTGGAGTATGGAATTATGAGATACAATCATTTAGATATGTTGCCAGAAAAGGCATTTTCACCAGTAGGTAAACGAATGACACTTGAAGGCGGTGGCGGTGGTGGTCAGACACAGAAGTCTGAAACTGGTATTGATCCATTGCTAAAGCCATATATCTCGTATGGTCTGAATGAAGCACAGAATCTTTATCAATCACAGACACCACAATATTATGGTGGTCAGATGTATGTCAGCCCATCACAAGCCACTCAAGCAGCACTTCAAGCTAATACAAATCGTGCGATGGGTGGCAATCCATTACTGACTTCTGCCCAAGCTAACTTGGGTAACTTGCAGACTGCTACAAACGTTGCTAACCCTATGTACCAAAATATCTATGGTAACGCACAAACAAGCCCAAATTTAGCTAACGCTGTATATGGTGGCATGGCTAGTGGCGCATTAAGAAACCAAGCTACTCCACAGTACCAAAACTTATATGGTAGTGCTAACACGACACCATCATTATCTGGTGACGTATATTCTAACTTGGCTGCTGGCAACATTACAAACGCTGCTAACCCATACAATCAAGCTACGGCAAGTGGTTCGTATTTAAACTCAAATCCATACTTTAATCAGGCTTTGGGCGGTGCAGCACAAGCAGCACAAACTAACTACTACGATGCAATCAAGCAAGCACAAGGTGGCGCAGCACAGGCTGGTCGTTATGGCTCTAATGTATCTGCTGACTTACAAAATCGTGCAGCAACAACATTGGCTAATACACTTGCTAACAAGTATGGTGAACTTGCTTTCCAAAACTATGGCAACGAACGTGGACTACAAGAAGCTGCAATGGGCAGACTTGGTTCACTATCACAATCAGATATTGCAAATCAATTGGCTGGTGCAACAAATCTTGCACAAGCTGGACAAAACACATTCGCAAATCAATTGGCTGCTACACAAGGTCTTGCTAATGTTTCACAACAAAATCTTGCAAACCAAATGGCTGGCGCACAAGCACTTACTGGTGTCGGTCAACAACAACTTACAAATCAATTGAACGCTGCTGGTGGACTTGCTTCTACTTCTGCTGC